TTCACCTTTTAATATTTCTAATGCGTCTTTTTGTGTCATTTTATTTTTTGTTTAACTAATGCTTTCGCTTCTGATATGTTCTTGGCAGGAAATGGACCGGTTGCAGCAACAGCCTCTCCGCATGTATTTTCATCATAATCTACTTCAATCCTCTTACTGCGCTAATAAAATCTACCCCCTCCTGTCTCATGTAGAAGTCTATGCTGTCACCATGAGCGCTACACTGTCCGAAACATGACCATCTATTATCCTTATGGATGAAGAATGAGCCTGTCTTTTCTTCATGGAACGGACATACACCACACTTCTTGCCACTCGATGCTGCATGTAGCTGGCCCATGTACATATCTTCTATAGGATGCTCACGCGCTACCTCTATATCTATGTCTGTGATCCGTCCAAGTGCTTGCTGTGGTGTAAGTGCTGTTTGCCTACTTATAATCCTTTTAATTACTTTTGTTCTATCTTCACTTATTGACTTGATCTCTAGCTCACGCATCCAAACAGCAATATCACCATTCTTTTTATTTATTGGCGGCAGTATAGATATGTCATACATTATGTTCTCTATACACGCTTGCTTAATATCATCAAGCTGATCATCGAATACTGATAGGGCTTGGTTGAGTATCATGGTTAAATTATTGTTTCTATACACATATAACATCGGCCTTTCATCTTAATATTATCCTTCATTACTTTGTCCCCACATTCAGCACACTCAACCATCTCACATGCACAGTCATTGCAATACTTTGAGTCAAAAAAACAATTTCCGCACAAAATGCGAATACATTGCTGACACTCTGACATGTCATTAAACTCAACAGTATCTCCACAATCACAAGGTGTCGGCATTTCCATAATTACTTACTTAAATTAGTAAAGTTACCTGAAAGCAACCGTTCGTACACTGAAACTTTTCCTTCTTCTTGGCATAAAGAGTTGTTTGACTCATTAAGTAGTGAGCGTAATTCGTCTACATCGTCTTGTAGAGTCTTCACCAATGTTTGAAGGTCAGTCTCTTGTTCTGTTGGAGCCTCTTCTTCCGCACCAAGGTCATCTTCTTTTAAGTATTTTTCTTCAAACTCTTTAATAAGATTTTTTTTATTATTATTACTAAGATGACAGAACCTTGTGCTACCTAGTACAGAAAACCCGATAAAATCTTCTTTGTGAAACAGGTCTAGGCTCGCACCATGACTGTCTTTTTTAACCTTAAAATCGGTACCTGGAACAGAAACTCGTGTTATAAAATAAGGATCGCACATTTTGTTGAGGTCTTTTATTGTGTATTTTTTCATATGTTTATTTCTTAATCCATCGAGGCTTCCACCCTTCTGGCTTCCTTCTAATAATGTCATGCGCTGTACTTTTTGGGATACTAAATATCCTGGCAATCTGAGAGATGGTATAACCTTGTGTCTCAGTATCGGCCATTGCCCACATCACTTCTTCTCTTTTTTCTGCGAGATATGGTTCTAGTTTAATCATTGTTATTTGTTTTATTTCTAATACCACTAGTATACCATACTTTTCGTCCGAGGTTATCCACATATCTCTCGGACAGAGATATGCTACAATATCACCATGTCAAAAAAACCATCTATAGAAGAATTGAACGCACAATTAAAAGCAGCAGGGATAGAAGTGGTTAAAGACCATGATCCATGTCCAGAACGAACTGAATATTTATTACATTTACAAATAACTGAGAAGGATGATGATTGGACTAAGAAGAAGAAATGGTTGCAAGCTAACTATGTGGTCAACTTCCATAAGTTCATTGCGGTGACGTACCCTTATTTGAAATTTGAAATTGGTGAAGACAAAATATATTGGAATTATCAAGATGAGTCTGGTATATATGAAGAGCTTACATTCCCTACCGTACGTGGTCTTGTGATCAGTACACTCTCTAAAGAAGGTTTTACAGACAAAGCAACTGAAGCTGCTGCCAAGACGATACTCTCGAAGTATCGCGCTATATATATTGAACGTGGTATGCGGTATGAAGATTTTGATGCTAACCCTGATTGGTTTCATGTTGCAAATGGATGGATTAATGTAAAGACGTTGAAGTTTAAAAAACACAGCCCTACACGATTGAGTAGAAGGGTGAGCGCTGTTGTATATGATAAGAAAGCGAAATGTCCGGTGTATGACAAATTTTTGGATGAACAAATACAGCTTCAAGAAGATCAGGTACGTGTGATAGATCAATTCTCTGGTCTGTTACTTACACCTGACATAACAAAACAGAAGATGCTGGTGCTTATTGGAAAGCCTGGTAGTGGTAAAAGTACCCTTATGGATTGTTGGTCCGATGTACTTGGAGATTGTGCTGCACAAACCGTACTGCATGAAATAGCATCTGACTCTTTTAGGTTTCGTGGTGGAACACTTGCAGGTAAACATATGTGTTGGTTTGACGAGGTTGAGGTAACACGCTCAAATATGGGTAACGCACTTATTAACCTTGTGACCGGACAGCATATACAAGTGGAGCGTAAAGGTATTAATGGGATTGTTGATGTACAGAATCAACTTAAATGTGTACTCACTGCTAATGTGCTGCCAAGAAGCGCTGAGATGGGTGTATATAGACGTATGATACTTATGTATTTGGAATACTCTTTTACTGACAGTATGAACGCTGATCCTGATATACGTGAGAAATTACAAGCAGAAGCGTCTGGTATATTGAATCGTATGCTTGTGGGACTATCTGATCTTGATGATAACAACGGCTTCACTGTTATTGAAGGGCATGATGACCTTATTGAAGAGTATAAATCGAGTAGTAATACAATGGCTGAGTTCTTAGATGAGTATTTTGAATTTGACTATGATGCTGAACCGATAAGTAGCAAGGTGATGCTTAATTCGTATAAAGCTTTTTCTCCTGATAAGTATACTGAATCGCTAACACCTCAACGGTTTGGAAAGCAACTGAAAGCTCATGGATTGACAAAGTTTAATGACATATTTAGTAAGAAAGATCGTCTTGGAAATAAGGTCTGGTGTGGTCTTAGATTGAAGGTAAATAAAGAGTATAATTCTGTTGGAATTATCCTTGATAAAGATGAATTTTAGATGACGGATAGTTATCCGTCATTGTCCGTCATTTTTAGGTAAATATAACACTAATGGAGTCTGTCAATATTGACAGACTCTTTTTATATAGCACTATGGTCAAATGACGGATAGTTAAACGGATAGTCTGGACAGTGCTATCCGTCATTTTAAGCCTTGTTTATAGCGGTATAATAGCAATGACGGATAGTTGGATAGTGTTTCTTTACTTTAATAATAATAATAGTAATAGTAATATATAGGACTCGTTTGAAACCACTATCCGTTATCCGTCACTTCTCTTTTGTCTGGTCTTATCCCCATGTTTGAAACTGGTGTTTATGGTATGCTTAGAAGTATTAAAAAAACAATAATAAATTTACGATGTTACAGACAAAATCTTTCACAATTGATCAAGGAGAAGAGGTAAGCAAACTTTTAAGAAACTATCGTCTAGCAGCAGGTGCTTCTGTGTTTGTTTCTGATGGGAAACTGTTAGTACCTATTGAGGATGGAGAGCCACGATCTAAGGAACAAAAAATAATTGATTACAAAATTCAGATCAATGAGATGGTTGACCAAGCTTCTACTATCCATCATTCAAATAGAGTTGTTGAAGCAATGGATACTCAGATTAATAAGAACCTAGGTGAAGCAGATGCAGATGCTGCTGAGTCTCTTGCTGCATTTAAAGCAGCACCAAACGATAAGAAGAAGGAGTTGCAGAAGGATATTGATGATACATATACAAAACAACTACGTGATCAACTTCTTGAGAACAAGAAAGCTGTACTAGCTAATGTGTATGAGATAGATAGATTAGGTATGAATGTTAGGATGTTTGAAGAGGATATTAAGGAGCTACAGAAATAAAGTGGGGTGACGGCTTATAGCCGTTGGTGGTCTGGACAAAAACGATAAGTGTTTAACAGAACTATATCGGGAACAAAACCAGCACAGTTATGTTCTGTTTGTGGGGAGTAGGTGTTTACAGTGATAAGAGGACCACGTTTGTAATTTAAGTTTCGTACTATTTAAGCATCCGAGGATGGCAGCCACCTCTCTCTAGGAACTCAATTTACTTTCCACTCAACAGCACATGAATATGATATAGTCTAATTAATGTCAACTACTAAAGAAAAGAAAAAGAAGCCTACTATCAAGCAAAAGAAGGCAATGGCGAATGTCATGGAAAATGGGGGAAATGTCACTAAAGCTATGCGTGATGCTGGTTATGCTGAAGCCAGTCTTCATACTCCACAAGTATTAACTGAAAGCAAAACCTGGTTAGAGCATATGGAAGAACACCTTCCAGATTCAGACCTAGCGAATAAGCACAAAGAATTGCTTAATACAACAAAGATTGATCATATGGTCTTTCCAATTGGACCAGCTGGAGCAGATGATGAAAACTTCAGTGGAGCTACACCAAACAAAGAGTCAAACAGTGAAGAGTTTAAAGAACGGACCACGCTAACAGATGAAGAGATTATTGACATGCTTGCAGATGTGAGTTGTACTGTAAAGAGGATTGTACATGGTGAAACTGCTCGCCATGTGTATTTCTGGGTCGCAGACGCGAAGGCCAGAAAGGATGCTCTTGATATGGCATACAAATTAAAAGGTAGTTATGCACCAGAAAAGAGCCTAAAAGTAATAGCTCATGTCTCACCAGAAAAAAGAGAAAGATCAAAAAAACTTATTGGACGCATCCTTGGAGATTAAGGAGATACTTGATTCTGAGGATAAAGATGATGTGAGAGCATTATTTGCTTTTGATGTGTCTGAAAGCTATGAGATGATTATATTTAAGTTTGAGCTATGGGTTGCATATCTCTTTCCACAGTATTTGAAAGTGAAAGATGCACCGTTCCACTATGAAATTCATACAAACAATCTGGCAATCTATAAAGGAGATATAGATGAGTTTGTAAACGGAGCCTTTCGAGGTGCAGCAAAAACTACCCTGACTAAATTGTTTAGGGCTTTTGTCATATGTAATGATGTGGACCATTTTAGGCGCTACTTAAAGATTGCTACAAAAGATATTAAGAACGCCAAGCAGTTGGTGGTGGATATCTATAACATGCTTGCAATAGGTAGAGTGAGATTTTTCTACCCTGAAATCTTTGAGAAGGTTCCTGGTAAACGTCAAGAAACAATGGATGTATTCACCACATCCACAGGTGTCATGGTCCGAGCTACAACTGTTGGTGTTGAGCAACGTGGTCAGATGCAGGATGAGAATAGACCGGATGAAGTATGGTTTGATGACTTCGAGACTCGAAAGACATTGCGCTCTGCTGTGGAATCAAACATGATCAATGACAATATGGAAGAAGCGCTTGATGGTTTGTCGAAGGAGCGTAGTGGTGTGATATATACATGCAACTATATCTCAGAACGTGGGAACGTACACAAGATAGTGCAGCCGGCACCAGGTAGAGTGGTGATGTTGACACCTATTATTTCAGATGATGGTATTATTAGTTGGCCAGCGAAACATACTATGAGTGATATAAAAAGATTAGAAGCAACAGCAAAAGATTTTGAAGGTGAATACCTCAACAAACCTTCAGCTGGTATGGATGTGTACTTTGATCGTACTGTGCTTGAAAGACAGGAGCTACCAAAAGTTCTTAAAGAGATTGCTGGTAGGAAGATTTTTGCTAACTACAATGCTTCACATAGCTATGGTCTTGGTGCTGATATTGGTGGTGGTGTAGGTTTGGACCATTCAGCAGATGTAACAATTGATTATAGCTTGAATCCTGCACGTGTCGTTTCAACATACAAAAGTAATATTGTCAAACCAGATATATATGGACATGAGCTTTTAACACAAGGTAGAAGGTTTGGTGAGTGTATTGCTGGTCCTGAGAACAATAAATTTGATACGGTTATCCAAGTGTTACGTCAGGAAGATTACCCAAATATATACTTCACAGAAGTAGCAAGTAAACGTGCAGGTATGCCACCTAAGACTAGAACTTATGGTTGGAATACCAATGGTGCTACTAAATACTCTATGTTTGCAGAGTTGAAAAGCGCTGTTGAGGATGGTTTGTTACAACTGTCAGACCCTGATTTAATTGCTGAACTTAAAGCATATACAAGGGATGATCTTATGGACAAAGATGAAGATGTAAGACTCACAACCAGACACTTCGATTTATTAATAGCGTGTGCTATTGCATGGCAAATGAGAAAATATGCAACAGCAGCACCTAAGAAATCCACCTATACACAGCCTAGTTATGAGTCACCTTTGATAGAATAAACAATGAAGCATTTTCATCATAAAGAAGAATTTTATAGAAATGGTGAACTGCCACGATGTAACGGTAAACGTACATTTAAGACAAAGCGCACTGCCGAGTCTGTTCGATTGAATGTATTAAAAATAGGACTTTCTGAACATTTAAGGATATACAAATGTCCTATAAAAAAATGTAAAAAGTTCCATCTTACTAGTCAACAAAAAAGATATTATGGAACCATGGCAAAACGAAAACGAAGAGGACCTAGAAGATCTGTCACTAAATGATTGGATTAAGAAAGACAGCAATAGGGATAATTACTTCCGTTGTCAACATTGCAAAGCTTTATGGCATCAAGAGCAATGTATACTGGATGAAAGAAAAGGATATCAGTGTCCTAATGGCTGCATTGAAACGTATGACCAACCTCCATATGAATCACCAATAAATGAGTAAAACCTTGAAAAAAAGATGTGAGCGTTGCGAAGAGCAGTTTGATATACCCAAGATCAGGCGTGATAGCAAGGCGTTCATGCTTGTGATTCAATATACACCATGCCCACATTGCTATTTTAAGAAAGATGTAGAAAATCCTAAATTTAATAAGTCAGGCCGTTGTGTGGATTGTAGTGTCCCGTTTAGTATGGTGGACCACAAAGCAAAAGGGAGGTGTCACCGATGTCTGATGGTACATTACCGGAAGCAAGACTCCACCAAATGACCCTTATTTTCTAATATACCAAGATGAAACTACCACCAACTCATTTTGAAGAAAATGCAGAACAGATGCTTCTGGACTTTGAGAAGCAATTTAATACTTTAAGTAAGAATCAATTAGCTGAGAAAGCAGTTGATATTGCAACACGACAGATAATGGCGTGTTCTGATTTTAAGAAACCACGACTTGCAACTATTGCAAAATATTACGAACTATATGATGGGAAGGTACAGAAGAAAACAAGGCAGTTATTTAACGTGCCTATTCCTGTATTTCCAGGGATGATTGATACGCTCAATGCTCAGTACGATACAGGTATCTATCTTGAGTTTGATGCTGGCGACCCTGCTGATTATTTTAAAACAGAGAAGATTAATGGAGCGTGGAGAATGGAGGTGATGAATACAGCGAAGAACAGCAAGTGGGATGCTAAATTGCGAATGGCACGTAAACACGCAATTATGACAGGTATTGGTGTGATGGAATACAGTGCCACATCTGACCCTAAATATAAATCAGAACTAAATAACATCCTTTTGAAGGACTTTAACTTCCAACCGCGAGGTGGCCTTGAGTTAGAAGACCACCTATTTGTTGGTACTGAAGATATTGAAAAAACTAAGTCTGACCTGATTGCTGGAGCTAGGTCTGGCGCATATGATAAAGCGAAGGTTGCGGAGCTTATTACATATGCAGCAGATGGTGAGTATCTTGCAGATAAGGTCACAGAAGACGAGAAGGTGAAGTTAGAACGTTTTAAACCACTTGGTCTTGATGCAAGCAACAACAACTATATTGGACAGGAAGTATACAAACTAGCGCAGCAGATTTTACAGATTAACGGGAAGCGTTATGTGGTTTTATTCCATCCACTTACTAAGATATGGATTCGATTTGAGCGATGGACAGATGTTGATGAGTCTGATCTTATGCCATATGTGAAGTTTGCTACTCATGAAGATAGTGAGAACGTACTGTCAAAGAGTTATGGTGACGATCTGTACTATGCTTCAGATGCTATTGTGGCAATGTTCAATCAGGAGCTTACAAACCGTGAGAAGCGGAACTTTGGGGCTAGAGCATATGACAAGGATATGTTCAATGATGTGCGTAAGCTTGATGAGTCTATGCACCGGCCAGATGCGCTAGTTCCAGCTGATACTAAAGGTGGAACCCGTAAGATTAGTGAAGGTATCTATGAATTTAAAGTTGGAGAGCTTGGAGGTACAGTGAATCTTATTGATTGGATTACTGGTTCTCTTGGTAGGAATACAGGGGCAACTGACCTAGCGATGGGTGGTGTGCAAGAAGTGTCTAAGAAAGCATCTGTGACATTTGCAGAGCAGAAGTCTGTATCGAAGCGTATCGGATGGGGAGCCCAGCCTTTTCAGGATATGATTGCTGCACTTGGTCAGCGGTTTGTCTGGGGCTTGAAGAACCATATGCCAGCTAAGATGGCTGTTGAGATTCTTGGTGAGGCTGGTTACGAATGGGATGATATCACTCGACTTGACCTCAATACTGAGAAAGACCTGAATATCCTTATTAAATCAACAGACGAACAACAGTCAGATAGTGAAATGAAAGCAGAGCGAAGGGTTAAAGCACTTGGAATGGTGGACCCAAATACAGTGAATCCTAATTGGCGAAATGAACAGATATTGAAGTCTGTTGGTGAGTATGAAGATGATGAGATTGCACAAGCGCAGGACCTTAAAACGTATAACGATAAGAAATCTTTGGCGAAAGCATCTGAGATGATACAGATGATATTAAAAGGTGAGAAACCTGAATTATGGGGAGGTGCTACTGTTGCATTTATGCAGAAGATAGTTGATTTTGCTTCAGACAAGAAAGCAGCACTTAAAGGGAAGTACAAAATCCTCATGAGTTATGCGATGGCGCATGAAGAAATTGCTAAAGCTAATATTGACCGGAAGGTGACAGAGCAATCATTAGCTGCAACACAGGGCGCACTACAGGCTGGAGCTGAAGGACCATCAGCAGCAGCACCAGTAGCACCAGGAGGGCCTACTATCCCAACACCCCCAGCAGAGAGTGAGGCTATGAATCCTGGATTATCCGGTGGCGCTTCAAGAGCATTAAATATGGCTAACGCTTCAGGAATTTAGTATGTCTATTATTGATGAAGCAAAAAAGGTATTTCTAGAAGATGTTGATGCTGAGACTTATGCTGAGAATTTAGAAGATATCCACGCATGGGAAAAGGATATTATAGACAATGAAGCGCTTATTGAATGGCAACAGCACGATATTACTAAGAAGATAATTGCTAAAGCTAAGAAAGAGTATTTGGATGCTTCAATGCGTTTGGCGAATGATAGGGAATTGCCGGATGCTGGAAGGGTTTTGTTGTTTGCCAAGAAAGATGCTTGTGCGCTAATGGTTGAGCTTGGCGGTAACGATGCAGCAGGGCAATTAAAGCAGTTGCAGCGTGAAATTAAAAGTAAGATATCATTAGTTAGTGGATAAGTAATTCCACATAAAATGATACAATTGGTAGGTTATTGGTAGGTTATTAATATAAACACAATATATGACTAAAGCAGAAATTATTGAAGTATTAGAAGAGAAGGACATTGAATTTGACGAGTCTGTAACAAAAGCAGAACTTGAAGCGCTTCTCCCTGTTATTGATGAAGAAGAGAAGGACACTGTGATTGATGAAGAAGAGAAGGACACTGTTATTGATGAAGAAGAGAAGTACACTGTGATTGACGAGTCTGTAACAAAAGCAGAAAAAGATTCAACGACTGTAGAATGGGCAGGGCAGTCTCGAACATATACAAAAGAGCTGCATGGTAAAGATCATGCGAAACTAGCAAAAGAATTTGCTGAGAAGAAAAACGGAACTATTGTTTAGTTTGCACAGTCCCCCTATTGATGGGGGACTGAGCAAAAGACGCAATATAAGTCTTTTACCGGCTACGGGATATTACAGTAGCAGGTGTTATAGGATCATCTCTAAAAAACCTATACCTCAGTGATACTGAGGCCATATAAATATAAATCACCTATGACTGAACAAGAAAAAGAAGCGCTGGCGGTAGCAGAAGCTTATAAAGAAGAAGGAGTGGAGTTTTCACCAGATGCTGAACCTGAAAAAGTTGAAGAAAAGCCTGAAGAAGAAGAGGTTGAAGAAAAGCCTGAAGAAGAAAAGCCTGAAGAAGAAGAGGTTGAGACTGAAACTGAAGAGGAAGAGGTTGAAGAAAAAGAAGAATTACCCACAGAACCAGATGTTCCAGCTAAGAAGCGTTCAATTTACGCAGAGTACAAGGATAAGAAGAAAGACTTGAAGACTGCTACAGAGAGAGCTGATGAAGCGGAACGTCAAAGAGATGAATTGCAGGAGAAGCTTGATGCAAAAGCTGATGCGGAAACGCCAGCTGAAGCTAAAGCAGCCGATGAAGATTTAGTATCTTTTGCAAAAGAAATTGGAGCTGATCCTAAAGCCTTGAGGCGCATGCAGGATTTATTCTTAAAGGACTTGCCTAAAAATCAAGTTCCAGAAGGAATGAGTGAGCAGCTACAAGAGTTTCAAGATTGGCAAAAGAATAACAGTGAAGCAGTGGAGAAGGTACAGTTTGAAGAAGAATTTTCTGCTGCATCTGACACATTGATGGAGTTATTTCCAAAAGCTACAGCAGAAGAGACTAAAACTATCAAAAGTGAAATACAGAAATTAGCTCACACTAAGCAATACCACGATAAGGAACTTGACTATATTGCGTTCAAGAATAAGGAAAAGTTAGCGGCTCTAGTCTCACCTAAAAAACGAGGTTTGGAGTCTAAAGGGAAGCCGGATGTTGATGAAACAGAAACATTTGACTTTAATCCTGAAGCTGACTTGACCAAATTATCGCCTGAAGCACTTGAAAAATGGGAAAAGGAGTACGCAAAAGTTACTTCAGCTGACGGACTTAGTAAGGATGGTAATGGAAACTCAATAATTCTCTAGGTTCTTAATTTTAAGAACATATTATGAATCCGAACACAATGACATTCAAAACGGTATTCCAAGCGGAGTACCAAATGAGTCACTACAAAGAACCTACATATCAGGTTCTTGCTGACTCACGATTAGAAGCGTCCTTGACAAAAGGACAAACAATTGAACGTTCATATGCGTCAGATGTAAGCGTAAATGACATGGGTGGTGACGGAAGTTACGAAACTCAAGCGGTTGTTGATACAGGAGAAACGCTAACCATTTCTTACGAGAAAGAAGCGTCTATCTATATCAAAAAGTTGGATGAGCTACAAGCTCACCTACCAGTACGTAAAAAGTATGGTAGCAAACTAGGAAATGCCCTAGTGAATCAGATTGATGGTGACGTACTCTTGGTAACTTACCAAGGAGCCGGAACTACTCTTGACGATGGCGATTTCGCAGGAACATCTGGAAACGGTTTTGCAGTAACGAGTGCAAATGTCGCAACACTGTTCACAATGGCAATGCAAAAATTGCGATTGAAGAACACTGTATACAACAAGCGATTCCGACCTAGTGCCGGAATGAAGATCGAAGTACCAGAAGGTATGCCGATGGCTGTTGTATCACCTGAAATTTTGACTGCTATCGAACTCTACTTAGGTGGAAAAGATACACTTCTTGGAGATCAGGTGTCACGGAACAACTACGCTGGATATTTCCACGGATTCGAGTGCTTTAGTTCTAACGCGCTCCCATGGACTACAACACTTGCGTTGCCGACTATCCCGACTGACACTGACGTAATGACAATTAATGGTGTAACTCTTACAGCTGATGCTGACGGAGCTGCTGCTGGAGCAGGACACTATTCAATTGAAGCTGCTGTTGATGATGCAGCTGCAAACCTTGTACTGCTTATTAACGGAACAGGAACAGCAAGTGCTGACACCTACATCGAACTGTCAGCTGCTGACCGAAAACTCTTGAAGAACATCACAGCTTCTTATGATTCTGCTACCAATCTTCTTACTCTTGTAGGGTCAGGATGGGGTACAGTTGAAGTGACTGAAGCGTTCACTGCTGGAGGTAACATTTTCACAGCTGGAAAGGAGCAGATTCACTGCCTCTTTGCTCTTGCGAAGTCTGTATCACTTGTGATTCAGAAGCACCCTTCACTTGAAGAAAATCCGGTATCAGGAAAGATTGGACGAGACTTTATCGCTTGGACAGCTTATGGAATCAAAGTCTTCACAGACCAAGCTCCACAAATTGTTGAAGCAGCTATTCTCTCTTCAGCTTATACTGCTGCTGCAACCACAGTAAATTAAACGAATTTAGTGTGCTAACTCTTGCCCTTCGGGGCCGGAGATTAGCACGTTAATAATCATAATAATCATGCAATCAAAAAATATTACACACGTAGCAGGGGCTGGGGATGACCAGGTTATCGCTACAGGAAAAGCAATTTTACATCGAATTATAATTGGAGCTGACGTAGCTGCTGGAGACATTGAAGTATCAGACCATCCTTCAGTAGGAGATGCGAACGTTAAAGTACAGGTCACAGGTTCAACACTTATGACAGCGCATGGTACTATCGAAGTTGGTGCGTTGTTTGAAGACGGTATCACTGTTGATCTTACAAACCAGACTAAAGTAACTTTCATTTGGGAACCAATAGCAGCGTAGTATAAAAATTAATGATTTTACAACCACAACAAGATTTTCCGATAGTACGGCAAATTGCTAATCATTTGGACGCTGGAACATACTATGTTCAAGCAGTTGTGCGTGATGCTGACGGGGCCATACTTAGTACAGTTAATCTTGAAGACAAGACAGGGCAGCGTTTCCAGAAAAGATACCGTGTACCTATTGATAGATCAGGTCAAGGTGCTTATATCTCGATTATTACATCCGTTTATACAGATTCAGGGTATACTACTAAAAGTGCGAATTATGGTGATGAAGAGAATACATACCTTATTTTTGATAGGGTAACACCAGCTATGAGAGGTGGTGGTTCTTCTGGTCCTGGTATATCTGATATACGGAGAGTGATCAAAGAAGAGCTGAAGAAAGCTGAAAAAGAGCCTGAAAATATAGAGTTTCCAGAGATGCCAGAGATGCCAGATTACGAACAAGCTCTGAGTCAGATTATGGATGCTATTAATGGAGCTGCTGATCTTGTTAAAGCTATTCCTACAAAAGAGTTTGATCAAACACATATTCTTAGTGGTATACAAAATCTAGCTGAAGCTATACACAATAAAAAGGTTACACCAGTAACAGACTTAAATCCTCTTATCATTGATATAGAGTCTATGAGAGAGTCCTTTCAGGAGAGTGTTGCAGAACAAAAGAATATAATTCAGACAGGACATAATGAGATTAAGGACACTATCATCAATACTGTTACTGATAGTGTCTCTAAAGCCAAGTATGTGAATGAGATTGTGGTACAACCTACTAAACAACAAGAACAGAAAGGAAGTCCACCAAAACCTTTTAATATGAGAAAATTAGCATCATGATTACAACAGGCGCAGAACTTACAACATTTGTAACAGGACTTAATGCCGATGCTGACATTGATGCTACTCTTTTAGATGTTCTTGTTGATAATGCTAAAACTGTATTAGAAGCTGAAAGGCCATGGGTTGCTTTACGTAGAACCGATGTTAGCTTGTCTCTTGTTTATGGAGAAAATGCTGCTGTTACTATGTCCATTAGTGACTTCGCTAATTTTAATGGAGATACACCAATTAAACTTTATGATGGTGATAACAGGATTGATTATTACCGGCAAGTGCCTTTTGATAGACGATTAGAATATAAGGATGTTTCCAATACGTTCTGTTATGATAAATACAATGATCTTTTATACTTTAATGGAATTGTAGCTTTTGCTGGGACGTTATATATAAATTATGTAGCCTCAACAGCAGCTGTTGACCTTGCTGCTAAGACAGCTGTATGGTCACAGTTTCCACCACGCTTTTTACCTATTCTTGGGTACTATGCTATTGGAATTAATAAAGGTGCTATTGACTATGACTCAATCAATCGTCAAATGCTTCCTGGTAACGATGTGGTACTTGAAGCACTTAGAAAAGCAATGTATACGTGGGATGATAACTTGCAACAGTCAGAAATGGCGCATAATGATCCTACAGAATTTTTTGGAGGTCACAGAGATGGTGCAGTAACTAGAAATAATTAATTGTGGATTACGTTATTGACACATTTCACGGAATCAATACGACTATACGTGATAAAAAAACACTAAAGCCTGGTACGTCACCAGACTCTTTAAATTGGTTGACCAGTAAATATAAGGACTCCATCGAATTAAGGCGCGGTTACGCACGACTTGGAACAACCGAGGTGACAGGTGCAGGTAAAGTTACAGGGATAGGCGTTGGTATTGACTATGATGGCACTGAAAAGCTGTGGTTTTCTTATGGTAGGATAATAAAAAATTATGATTTAGCGACAGATGATGTTGTTGAAGTTGGAAGCAACTTATTACCTGTGGCAGCAGATGGAGAAGACGTTTGGATGGAGGCGTATCAATCTCTCGCTGGTTCTTTTATGTATCTTGGTTCACCGAACTCTTCTGTATACAAAATACCAGTTGCTAACCCTACAGATGCAGTTGATCAAGCTGTAGAGAATTACAGGTGGAATGTCTTTCACATAGGACAGAATAGAAGCTTCTCAGGTCAAAGAAATGGTACTGTAGCAGGTAATAACGATGAAACAGGACTATATCTATCATATCTTGATAAAGATCAGCTAAGCGACTATACACACGTTACAGCGGAAGCATATGACACTGGAGATGGAGCAGAAGTTACATTTGCAAATACACTTGCTGCTGCTGGTGCGCCAAAAACAATTATGTACCTTTCTATCACAGATGGTACTGAGACTTTTAAAGATGATCGAAGTGGAAACTTAGTAGGTGATGCTGGTGGTACTGGTACTGTGAACTATGCGACTGGTGTGGTGTCAGTCACTTTTGCTGTAGCTCCAACTAACTCTCAAGCTATTACAGCTGACTATTACCATGAGACTTCAACATCTACTGGTATTTTAGATTTTACAGGTGGCGCAAACGGTCAGGGAAAGTCTTTTAGACAAGATAATGGTGGGGGTGCTTTGATGGGTATTTATAATATAAACGTAGTCAATTATTGTTTTCATTTAAAAAAGACCTGGCAATTTCAATCATCACTTGATGATACAGAAAGCACGAACCTAGAATACAGAAATGTTGGTGTTCCATATCATCGCTCAGTACACCAAACACCAGACGGTATTATTCTTGCTGATTTATCAGATCCAAGTGAGCCTAAATATCGAAAGATGAAAGTGTTGCAAGGTACTGAAATTACAACTATTGAACCAGAACCTATTTCAAATGCAATTGACCTTTCACCATATGTACACGATAAGTGTGTTGTGTATCGTTGGGGTGACTATGAGATATTTGCCGTAGCAAAAAAGACTCTTGGTGTCGCAGATGAGCATAATTCTGTTACATGGGTTCGTAATGTTGTTTCCGGTACTTGGGATAAGCTCAGTTACTTTGTTTCTTGTCTTATTGAGTACGAGGGTGCTTTAATTGCTGGGGATTCACTTTCTAATAATGTGTACACCCTTTTCTCAGGTTTTGATGAGGATGGTGATATTATTGAAAACAATTGGGATTCAAGTGAACTGAATCTAGGTACAGAAAATCTTAAAACGTGTAGACGTATTGTTCTTGATGGACTTATCCAACAAGAGCAAGATCTTGAGGTAGACATTTCATATAATGGTAAACCTTTTGTAAATGTCTTCACTATTAATGGTGATGCAGATTATGTTGAGACTGGAATAGATATCTCTATAGGCGCTCCAACAATAGGATCTTCTGTTGTTGGAGGTGGTGGAGACTCTAGTGCTTCACCTTATGAAGTAGACTTTAAATTGAACTCAGATAGATTCACTCATATTGCAATCAGATTTAGGGCCATTGAAGTGGGGTATGTATCAGTAAATTCAATTACTTTTAAGGACATACGGGACAAAGGAAAGAAGAATTTACCTACTAGAACAAGGTAGTTATTCCACAAAATTAATCATATTGTATAAAGTAATATCATGAATAAACAAATTCTCGCTGGACTTTTAGGAGTAGTAATAGCAGTGGCAGGTTTTTTTGCTTTAACTAATTTTGCTGGACCGTCAGTAGGTGTTGATTTACCAGACGCTGTAGCACTGTTTGAGACATCTCTTGCAGCTCCTATATCGTCTTCCGCAACAACTATGACACTCACATCTAACAGTGTGCGCGGTGGTGGTTCGCTCTCTCTATATAATTGTTTCACTATTGACGAAGGTTCTAGTCAAGCTGAATTTGTATGCGGTACTGTAACTGGTACTTCCGTAACAGCAATGACAAGAGGACTTAGCCCTTCAGACGGTAAGACGGAAGTATCTGCTTTACAGTTCTCTCATAGGCGTGGAGCTAGTATAAAAATAACAAACTTCCCTGTAATACAGTTACTCAGAGGTCAGAATAACGGTAGTGAGACATTTGCAAACGTATTAAGTTATGCTGCTGGTGTAGTACCTTCTGGAGCTAGTGAGTTAGCAGATGTGGGGTATGTGCTATCTGTTGTTAATGGAGGGGCAGTATCTTTTGATCAGTTGATTGTATCGGGTGAAGCTGGAGAAACTATGGCGACAGGAACTATTGCTTATTTTGATGCAACAGATCAAGAATGGAAAAAAGCAGACGTAGATGCTGCCGCAACATCAATAAACGTACCTCTAGGTATTACTCAAGGGCCAGGGACAGATAATGTGGCTATTACAGGTGGTATTCTTATAGCAGGAAGAGACACTACACAGACAGGAATGACAATAGGAGCTGATCAATATGTATCTGGTACAGCTGGAGCAACGACTGAAACAGCCACAGCGGTCCTTTTGGGACGAACTGGAGATGCAACGACTGAATTATATTTCAATCCGGTTATTGACTACTTAGCTGCTGATTCTACATACACTGGAGACAATACATATACAGGTACAAATGCTTTTACAGCAACAACAATCTCAGGTCATGCAAGTTCAGCCATAGAAGTGTTTGAAGATTCTGGAACCTGGACTAAGAAAGCTGGTCTTGAGTATATTGTTGTACAAACACAGGCGGCTGGTGATCAATCAGTGGACCCTGGAAATGGGGCGCATCAAGGTGGTGGAGCTGGTGCATATAGTATGAAATTGATTGTTGCTGCTGATTTAGCGTCTACAGAGACTGTTACAGTTGGTACAGCTAATCTAGGTTCCGGCAATACTTCATTTGGAACACTATTAGTAGCGCCTAATGCAGTGGATGGGACCGGAGGTTCTGCATCAGGTGGAGATTTAAATATTTCAGGTGGTACAGGACAAGCATCTTTAGGTACAGGTGGGGGTACAGGAGGTTCTAGCTTCATGGGTTCTGGTGGACCATCTGGAGATCAAGGACTTGGAAGTTCTAATCACTCGGACGGAGTAGCTGGATCGGGCTTTGGGGCAGGAGGCGGAGGTGGTTCTGAAAATTCAGAGGATGCAGCAACAGGTTCAGGTACTGCCGGTGTCGTAATAGTAACTGAATACTACTAATATGATTGATGGAGAAACAGTAGCAGAAACATATGCCAGAGGACAGGCACTTTTAGATAAAAGTAAGGAGACTCTTGCAGCAAATGCTGGTGAAAACACTAGCGGTTACAAGGACACAAAAGAAATGTCTATTGATCTTGTTGGTGGTGGGGAGAAAGATGTGTCGTTAAACGACAGAGGTGGTATTGATAAGAATGACAATCCTTCTACTGGTATTAATCGTACTGTCCACGATAATGTGGATACTACACCTGATTTTTTTGGTGACGCACATGATGATGAAGAACGTGCTGCACAAGCGCGCATTAATTCAATAAATGAATACGCAGATAAGAAACTGCAATCACTACAACCGCGTCAAGATGAAAGACTACGTGAGACTTCTTCAGTAAATACACTTACTGGCCTAGCTGGTTCTACAGAAGCAAACCGTACTACAGAAAAGACTTCTGCTGTAAATCAAAGAGAAGATGAACTTGTACAAGCTGAAGCGGCAGCACAAGTACAGAACGTACTAGGTCAAATAAGTACCAATGCTCTTGCACGTGCCAAATTTGAACGTGAGTCATTTACACAAGAAGCCGACAGGACAGAGGAAGAGCGTGTTGCTGATCTTGAAGAAGCTACATACAATGCAACAATATTATCTCAAAGTGGTGCAACCGCAGAGGGATATAAAGCTATGGACCCTGAAGGGTATGCTTTTCTTGCAGAGCAAGTTGGTGGTGAAGAATTGCTTAAAGCTACATTCACACTCAATAGGCCTGTTGAACAAATTTTAGATAAAAAAATAGAGAACGGTAACTATATAATTACATACCAGAATCCTTTAGATGGGAAGGTGCGTATTGAGACTCTTGACCTTGGACTACCTACAGGTTATTCAAAAACTATTGATGCTGGTAATAGGATTCTTGCAATCCCTGACAATTGGGATGGAGATTCAAGTAAATTAATTACTATTAATAAAGGACTTACACCAGCTCAGTCAGCAGCAGCTAGTGGTGATACTGCTACAGACTTGGACCCTTCAGAGCTTGATCCAGCAAGTCAGAGTATTTTGGCTCAGACAGGACTTTCAATGCCGGCCTTTAGTTTCCTAACTACAGGCGTTAAAGCGCTAACAAGAATGTCAGCAAGTGACAGGAAGACATACATGGCTGAAGCTGAAAATTGGGCAAAAGATAATAATATTGATACTTCTATCTTCCAAGCGGAATATGCAGCACAAACAGATGTTGTAAAGCAATATACAACAAGAGCAGCAGCGGTTGACCTAAGAGGTGAAGACATCATGCTCTCTCTTGATATGCTTAAAGATATTACAGATGAGCCACAGTTTGGTGACTTAAAGATTAAAAACGTAGCTAAATTATGGGCCGGTAAGCAAGTCAACGATTCTGTAGCACAACAGTATGCGTACAACCTACAGGATCTAAGAAGTGCTGTATCTGGCTTCTTCGCGGTACAAGAAGGACGAACACAAACTACTGTACAGGATGGTATTGATGCTGAACAATTAATTTCAGATGGTTTGGCAAAAGGTTCAATTGATGGACTTATAGAAACAATCTCAACTGTGAAAGAGAGAACAACAACAATCTCTAATCAAGCGGCTACAAATGCACAAGGTAGTATTTGGGAAATGTTCGGAGTACAGAAACCAGCAGGTCAACAGAGTCTAGCAGACCAAGTAGACGCAGCTGGATATGATTATGAAGCTATGTCAGCTGATGTGTCAGATTCAGAAATTAAGGAGGCGCTTAATTTGTAAGATATGTCTATTGATTTAAATAAATACAAAAAAGCAACAAGCACTGGAAGTCTTGACTTATCTAAGTATAAGAAGGCTGCACCAGCGCCAATAGAAGAAGAGCCTGGACTATTTCAACAGATAGTACGAGGTGTATCTAAGCCGTTCATTAAAACAGCTTCTAGTTTTGCGCCAATGGCTGAAACTCTAGCAGGTCACTCACAGGCATCTATACAAGAACGCAACATAGAAGGGCGTGACTTTGGTTATTTCGGGAAAGTAAGACCATTAGGAGCTGCGGCTAGTGAAGTGTCAGCTGGACAAAAAAGTATCGGGGAAGGCGCTCTAGGAATGACAAAAGATTTTGCAGGTACAGGTTTAGAACTTGGATCTTATTTCATAGGTGGTGGTGCGGTTCCTGGGGTGGTTAAAAATCTTTTGAAAGGAAAAGTTGGAGCTGGTTTTGTACATGGAGCTAAAGCTGGATTTTCCGGTGGTGCAGCAGCTGGAGCTGGAATAGAATTACAAGAAGAAGACAGTACGATTGGAAGTGTAGTTAAAGAAACTGCTATTGGAGCAGGTTTAGGACTTCTTGGAGGTGCAGCATCAGGCTCTGTACTACCTATTCCAGCTGCGGTTGTTAAAGGTACAAAAGTTATCACTGACCCTGCCGGAATTATGAATAGAATTGCTAGGATTACACCTGCTAAAGCCAGAAAGTTTGAAGATATGGCAGGGAAAAATCATGGAGAGTGGCTAAAAGAACGTGGTATTTTTGGTACTGAAGAAGAAGTTGTGCAGAAACTTGGCCAGCGTTGGCAGGACTCAAAAGCTGTTGTTGACACTGAATTAGAAAAACTTGCTGGAGAATTTAAGGTTGACCAAGTAACAACAGTATTGGATGATTTACTTGCAAGAGAACAAAGAATATCCTCAGTAGGTGCGCCATCAAGGGACTTAGATAGAGTGACAGAACTGGTGACTAAGAACAATGATGTTGGACTTACTATGTCTGAGATCAATGAATCGAAGCGTATTTATGAACGGAATATAAAACTTGATTATCTAAGAGATAACGTGTCAGAGTCAATTGCAAAAGCAAATACTTTAGATGATGCTGTCCGTAAGTGGCAGTTAGAGCAAGCTGACAAACTAGGATTTACTAATCTAGCTGATTTAAACAAAGAAACACAATTGTCTGTACAACTAGGTAATGATTTGTTTAATCGTATTACAGGACAGTCAGGGAATAACGCTTTTGGTCTTACAGATGCAATACTTATCTCAGGTGGAGATCCACAAGCTATAAGTATGTTAGCTGCTAAGAAGATCTTTGGAAGTCAGAATGTTCAAGCTAATATAGCTAAGACTGTTTCAGGGAAGCCGACTGTCGGAGCGCCTACAGCTAAGACTAGAGCGCCACAATCACAAAACCTGCTACCAGAAGGCTCTGGAGCTTCTACCATCAATGATGGTCGGCCAATACCTATACTGCCTAAAGGTGGGAAAAGTATAGAGTTTACTGGTAGTGATACGGCAATTAATCCGTCCACACAAAGTAGCCAACAATCAGGAATAGGGCAATCATTAGAATCATCTAAAAAGCCTACACCTGAAGTGAAAGGCGCGCAAGTGGATAATCCAAATGTTACATCTAAAATTACAGATCGTGATGCTTCACTTACTGGTAAAGGTGCGGCTATTCAAGACGCTTCTATAGCTAAATATGAAGCTAATCCGCAGGGAATGGTGGATGATTACTTAAAAGAAAACGGCAAGCTTATAAATACAGACGAAGCTAGGAAACTCTTTACAGACGTTGGGTATAACGGTGCTAATTCAGCTGCTGTACATGAAGCTGCTAGTGCAGTATCTAAATCAGCATGGCGTGAAGCTCTTGCTAAGAATGAAGGTGAGTACGCAATGATATTTGCTGGAGGTTCTGGTACAGGTAAAACAAGTGTGGCCCAAGATGTAGTTGGTGATGTTATTGACAACTCTTCAGCTGTACTTGATGGCAACCTATCTACAATGAAGAGCGCACTTGATCGTATTAAAGAAGCTAAAGATGCTGGTAAAAAGATTGCACTTACTTATGTATATCGAAATCCAGAAGACGCTTGGCTCAAAGGGGTTGTTAGTAGAATGTTAAATAATCCAAAAGAAAAAGGGCGTGTAGTTCCTCTATCTGTATTCTTGGAGAATCATCAAGGCTCTTATGATGTGATTAGTAAATTGAGGGCTAACAAGGATATTGGCAATTTTACTTTGATAGATAATTCATTCAGTAAAGGTCAACAAAAAATTATGTCATTTGACAATTTTACTAACGTGCGCTATACTAATGCTGAACTTAAAACACAATTATTGGCCGTAACTAAGAAACTTTATGACAACAAAACAATTACAGAAACACAATACAGATCCCTCATCAAATAAACCTATTCCAGTTGAAGGTGGTGGTTTTCGTATGGTTGAAGGCGGTCCGGTTATTAATGATCCAAAATTTGCAAAACCTTTTATTGATGCTCTTAACAGTATTGATTTTCCAGAATTAGACGATGATCTAAAACCAATAGAAAGTAAGTAATAAGTAAAACACTCTGTCAAGGGTGTTTTCTCTTGCATTATTAGCTTACGTACGCTATAATAAGGATGTTGAGAGAGACAGTTGACAGGAACAGGAAAGTGTCAAAAGCTCCAAGATTCCTGTCAATTGTCTCGCTCCAAATTAAACGATAAAAACAAATCAATATGAATCAAACAAAATTTAAAAAAGACGAAATCATCCATGTGTTCGGCATCTCTAGCTTCATGGCTACAACCACTCATCAAGTATGGAAAGCAACAGGCATTGACACTCCTAGTGGACAGCCTATCGTTAAAGAAAATAAGAAGGGTGCGCGAAAGACTTATGCAATAAAGACAGACGGTAACGACCAACTTGTTTTTAAGGGTATTGTTCCATTTATGACAGACAGCGAACGTCCAGCAGTAGAGTCCACAAGTGGCATGATGGTTACTTCATACAGTGGAAACGCTTGCATCAACTTCGTAGGAGATATTGATGTCATCAAACTCTTCATTGAAGACTTCAACCTAAACGAAAATTTCACAAAGCATGACGCTGTTATTCACCTTGACGGCAAGACAGAGACTCCAGTATTTCCAGAAGTTGAGACAGGACATGCAGTAGTACAGCGAATA